AAAAAGATTAATGAAAATTTCTTAAGTTCAAGTATGTGTTTAACAGATGCTTTAAAATATGCTTATGAATATAATGGTAAACAATACATTAAATTTAATACAAGTATATTTAAAGAACCTGACCAGTATGTTAAAGATGTTAAAATAACTTTAAATGACTTTGAACCTAAATCAGAAAGTAAGGCAGTAAATATAAACACCAAAAGCGATTTACCATTTTGAAAAATCACACTAAAATATATTTAAAGTATTTTGGTTATGGACAAGATGATTATATACCCTGTGAAGTATGTGATAATCGTGCAGTTGATATCCACCATATAGAAGCTAGAGGAATGGGTGGTAGCAAAGAGAAAGATTTAATTGAAAACCTTATGGCATTGTGTAGGCAATGTCATTTGTTTTTTGGAGATAAGGAACAATATATGCAATTTTTAAAAGATAAACACAATGAAATTAAGAAATGAAATTATTGAGGACTTACTAAAACGAGAAGATAAAGGAATTAAAACCTACGGAACTACTTTAGATAATGCAAATTTAAATGAATTAGAATTATTAAATCATTTATACGAAGAATTACTAGATTCAGTATTTTATATAAAAAAATTAATTAATGATAAAAGTTAAGGTAGCTGCATAACTAATATGAAAGAATATATTTGTAAAAAATGCAATTCTGTATTTGAAAGTAATAAAGGTTGTAAATCAAGAATTCCATTATTTTGTAGTAGAAAATGTGCAGCAATATATAATGTTAGTTTAGAAGATGTCAAAGCAAAAATGTCTAAAGCTAAAATTGGCAAAGCAGTATGGAATAAAGGAATAAAAATGTGGCAAAATAAAGAACATCCAAGAGGTTCAAAAGGAATGAAATTCCCTCATCTAGCAGGAGAAAATTGTAAATGGTGGAAAGGTGGAATATCGACAGAAAATGAAATAGAAAGAAAAGGTACTAAATATAGAGATTGGAGAATTTCTGTATTTGAAAGAGATAATTATACTTGTGTTCATTGCGGTAAAAGAGGTACAAAATTAAATGCAGACCATATTAAACCATTTTCTTTATTTAAAGAATTAAGATTTGATATAAATAACGGAAGAACATTATGTTTAGAATGTCATTATAAAACAAATACTTATGGAAGTAAAATGCTAAAATATGAATACACAATTAATTAAAGTTTCAACACTTAAAAATAATACTGGACAAATAGAAGGTTTGCCTAAAAATCCAAGATTGTTAAAAGATGACAAATTTAAAAAATTAGTTAAGTCAATTAAGGATGACCCTGAAATGTTACAATTAAGGGAAGTTATTGCTTATGATTTAAATAATGAGTTAATAGTTATTGCAGGTAATATGAGATTAGGTGCTTGTAAAGAATTAGGAATAAAAGAAATACCAGTTAAAATACTTCCACAAGATACATCAGTAGAAAAATTAAAAGCATATACAATTAAAGATAATTTAGGATATGGAGAATGGTCTTGGGATGACATTGCTAATGATTGGGATATGGAAGAACTAGATAATTGGGGATTAGACTTACCTTTATTTGATAAATATGTTGATGAAGTAGAAAGTAAAGATAAAAAAGTAGATTCAACTGTAAAATGTGATTATTGTGGTAAATAAGTGTAATGATATAGTTCTAGAAATATATAACCATCCTGACCTTATAAAAGCGATAAGCAAAACAAAACCTGAATCAATACAAGACGATTTAAGGCAAGAAATAGCAGTTAGTCTACTACTTCAGCCTTGTGATAAGATAGCGGCTTTATTCGCCTCTAATAACTTATTACGGTATGCAATTAAGATATGTTGGTTTATGGCAACCTCCAAGACATCAGAATTTTATTATAAGTACAAAAAAAGTGATTTATTAAAGGCAGTTGAGTATTTTAATAGTCAATTAGATTTACCTACAATCCCTGAGAGTTTAGCAGAAGAGGCAACAAAAGCACTAACAAAAAATAATATAGACATAGAAACAGACCACGAGATAAGAATATTTAATAAATACGTAGAACTAGGCAGCAATAGAAAAGTAGCAGAGTATTACGGAATACCAGTTAATCACGTTTGCAATATTACTAACAAAGTAAAAAAAGAATTAAGATGTATATTATTAGCCTAGCCGCATTTACCTTTGCTTATTATTTCATTAATGTATTTAATGGGCATATCATACTAAAGCGCATACTAAAAATACCAATGATAAAAAGATTCAGACCATTTGACTGCATCCAATGTCTAACAGTATGGAGTGCTTTATTATTTACATTCTTACCAATACATTTAGTAGAATTAATAGCAGTAATATTTGCAGCAGGGTTTATATCAATTAAGATTAAATGAATATAATAGGATTAACAAATAAAGAATCAGGTTGTGGATTTCATAGAGTAATATTACCATTAGCTTTTATGGATGATATTAAAGGCTATGTAACAAACTTTATTACTGAAGATAAGACTGAAAATTGGGATTTATTACTGTATAATAGAATTTGTCAATACGATATAAATTGGAATAAAACTAAGGAACTGCTTGGGTGTCAAGTAGTTATGGATATAGATGACCATTGGAAGCTACCAGTAAACCATATAAATTATAATACTTACCTTGATATAGGTAAAAGAATAGAAAAGAATCTAGGCGAAGCAGACTTAGTAACTGTTACTAATCCAAATCTATTAGAGAAAGTAAAAGAGTTTAATGATAATGTTATTGTTATACCAAATGCTTTGCCTTATGGATTAAATCAATTTAACGATACTAAGTTTAAATCAGATAAGGTAAGAATATTTTGGTGCGGTTCAGTTAGTCACGAAAACGATATTAAGATATTAAGAGAACCACTTAAAAGATTAACAGGTAATATTCAAATGGTAATGGGTGGTTATAATGATAGCGATCCTTATACTAAATCAATATGGGATAGAATGTTCTCTATGTATGCCGGTAAACATCCTTATATTAAATTACATTCTGCTAGTCCTACTCAGTATATGGATATGTATAATTATGCTGATATTGTTTTGATTCCTTTGGAAGATTCAGATTGGCACGGATGCAAAAGCAATTTAAAAATACTAGAAGCAGCAGCAAAGAGATTACCAGTTATTTGTTCAAACGTTGCACCTTATAATATGGATGCAGATGCACCTGTGTTATGGGTTAATAATCAAAAGGATTGGTTTAAGTACATTAATTTATTAATCAATAATCCAAGCCTAAGGGAAAATTTAGGTAACGAACTTTATGCGTGGGCGTCCAAAAGGTACAACTTCAAAGAAATTAATCAGCAGCGATACGAAGCCTATCGCAAAATTATCAAATGAGATATTTGATAAACACCGGCATTACTATGACTTTTACCATAGAACTGGAGAGATAGTAAACTTTTATCACGATGTTCAAAGTGAACTTCTAAATGAATATCGTAGATTAAAAGATGAATACTATCATTACAATACAAATTGTCTAGTATGTGTAATAGAATTTTTAAATACAATATACAGATGGTATGACAACATTTAAGCATAGTGGAGCAACAGGAGATTTAATATTTAGTTTACCAACCATTAGAAAGATGGGTGGCGGTACTTTATATATTACTCCTTATAATTTACAAAGAGCAGAAAGCATTGCTCCTTTAGTAAAGATGCAACCATATATTGAAGATGTTATTATATCAGATAATTTACCACATATAGATGTTGACCTAAATAAATTTAGACAATATGCAAGTCATCACTTTAATATTATTGAGGCGCATTTAAAGGCACAAAATTTGGAGGATAATACTTGGAAGGATGGTTGGCTTACTTTAAATAAAAAAGACTTCTATATCCCTTATTCTTATTCAGTAATAAATACCGGAAGCAATTATCTTGACCCTAATTTTGACTGGCATAAAGAGATTAGATATTTATTAAGCATAAGTGAGAAAGTATTTTATTTAGGTTATAAACAAGAGTTTGATAGATTAAACACAAATGAAGCAGAGTTTTTTGATTGTGATTTTTTAACTGCAGCAGAAATGATTTACAATGCTGAAATGTTTACAGGTGGTTATTCTGCTTTATCAACCATAGCAATGGGATTAGGAATTAATTATAGAATGGTTCAAGCACCCGGACATACCTGCAGTAGTTTATTGATGGAACGAGAAAAAATAATAAATATATGTCACTAGAGAAACAACCACACGGAGGATATTTAAACCGATACGAGAAAGGGGCAGCTTGGAAAGGTAATCGTAATGGCAGACCTAGAAAATATATCACAGAACTTGCACCACACGGATATAAGAATGCACAAGTAATGGATTGCATTCAGGTATTAATGGCAATGACTGTTGATGAACTTAAAGCGGTATGGGATAACAAAGAAAGTACAATACTAGAAAAGACTTTGGCTAATGCTTTAATTAAATCAATGGCTAAAGGTTCTTTGTATTCCGTAGATACTTTATTATCAAGGGTTTATGGTAAACCAAAAGAAACTACTGCAGTAACACAGGATAGTAAAATAGAGGTTGTATTTGTTAAAGGCAAAACAATATTATGATTTTAGAGTTACCAGAAGCGCACATCAACCAAACTAAGATACTTGAATCAACTGCAAGATTCAGAGTAGTTATGTGCGGAAGGCGATTTGGTAAGTCTGAACTTTCACAGGTAGAAATTATTAGCAATGCTTTACAAGGTATGAAGGTTGCATATATAACACCAACCTATAAACTAGCCAAAACATTCTTTGAGAAACTTACTCAATGTGTACCTTTTGAAAATAACAAAAGCGATTTAACGATTCACTTTCCAAATGAAGGCACAGTTGAATTCTTTACAGGAGAAAGACTAGATAATCTAAGAGGTAGAAAGTTTCATTTAGTTGTAATTGATGAAGCCAGTTTTATATCTGATTTACAGGATGGATGGTTAAATTCAATTAGACCTACTTTAACCGATTTTCAAGGCAGAGCATTATTCCTATCTACACCAAGAGGAAAGAATTATTTTTATTCCTTATATATGAAAGGTGGGCAAAGAGATTGGGAAAGTTTTAAATTTACTACTTATGATAATCCTTATATCTTAACATCAGAGATTAACGATGCAAAAGCGCAATTACCAAAAACAGTATTTGAGCAAGAGTATATGGCTAACCCTATGGAGAATGCAGCTAATCCATTTGGTGCTGAACATATTACAAAGTGTACTTGCAGTTTAAGTTATAATGAACCAATGTTTTATGGAATAGATTTGGCAAAGTCTTTTGACTGGACTGTTATTATAGGATTAGATAGCGAAGGTAAGGTTTGTCACTTTGATAGATTTCAAAAGGATTGGCTACAGACTAAAGAAACAATTAAACAGATACGAAAGCATAAACATATTTTTATAGATAGTACTGGAGTAGGCGATGCAATAGTTGAGGACTTACAAAAGTACTTTAATGATATGACAGGATTTAAATATACATCAACCAGTAAGCAGCAGTTAATGGAAAGCCTTGCTTCATCAATCCATAAAAAAGAAATAGGATTCCCTGAAGGTGCAATCAAAGATGAATTAGAAATATTTGAATATCTATTTACTTCAACAGGGGTAAGGTATTCAGCACCTGCAGGATTCCACGATGACTGCGTTAATGCCCTTGCTTTAGCTAATAAATGCAAGATAGAGAATAGAGGAAGTGGTCAATATCACTTTATTTAATTACATTTTTCAAAAACTTATATAATAGATTATGACAATTAAGCAATTTCAAGAATTATACTATGTAGCTACATCAAAAGATATGGACTTTGACAAGTCTATAAAGATGGTAGGAATTGTAACAGGAAAGACACCTGAGCAAGTAGAAAAGATGTCAATGAGGAAGTTTAATATTTTATGTGGTGCTATACATAATCACTTTAAAATATTTGAGAAAGATTTATTAAAAGGTAAACCTAAAAAAATAGTTAGGGTAGGAAAGCGATTTTATAGAATAAATTATGATGTAACTAAATGTAAAGCAAGTACTTATGTAGAGGTATCTACTTTTAGTACTGATATTATTCAGAACTTACATAAGATAATGGCTTCAATAGTTACACCTGTTAAATTTAAATGGGGTAAGTGGGTAGAACACGAAGAACTATCAAGTGACTTAGAAAAAATGAATTTTGAGGTTGCATATCACGCAGCGGTTTTTTTTTACACTTTATTCAACGTATCAATGCAGGTTATCCAGCCTTATTTGATAAACGAGATGAAAAGCAAGGGGATAGCAGAAGAACAAGCGAAGGAGATGTTGACAACTTCACAAAGCATTTTGGATGGCTTTATAATGCCAAAATGGTCGCAGACTTCGAAGGAATACCTGTTGAATCGGTTTGGAGTTTAAAAGTAATTCATTTTTTAAATGATCTGCTTTACTTAAAATTAAAATTAGAAAAGGATAATGAGCATAACAAAAAGTCAAATTGATGCAATTGCCAAAGGTAAAGTAACTGGAGATATAGAATTTGGCGATAGTAAAGTCATTGATTTAAATGATGTTACATTATCATTCTTTGAAAGATATTCAGCAATTTATGTAAAAGCAATTGCAGAAAGCATAAATAAAAATGAAGTAGTTGCTAGTGGTAATATGCTTAAAGGAGTAGACCCTGAGGTTTCTAAAGATGGTAATACTTTGAGAATCTATATGGCTAACTACTATGACTTTGTAAATAAGGGAGTTAAAGGTGTTAAAAATTATAAGAATGCACCTAACAGTCCTTATAAGTACAAGAATTATGGAATGAGTGAGGAAGGGAGAAAGAGTATTAAACAATATATTCAAAGTGGTAAAGCAAAGATAAAAGTAGCAACTAAAAAAAGCACAGTTAATGCAGTAGGTCAAGAAAAAAAGAAAGTTAATTTATTAGATTTAAAAACTGAAGCATTAGTTTATTTAATTAAAAAATATGGTATTAAGACAACTAATTTCTTTGATGAGGCAACCGATAAAGTACAAGAAGAAATGATAAAAGATTTAGGCGAAGTAATGGCACAAACAATAGTTATTCAAATAGGAAATCCTAAAAAGAAATGAGTATAACAATTAATACAAATCCTGCAAGTGGTTCAACTGTTCAGGATGACTTATGGCACATAGCAACCAGTACTGCATCCGGCAGCACAGATATGAAATACATATTTGAAGTATATGTAGGTGGAGTAAAAAAAGTATCAGTAAGACAATTCCCTGAACCTTCAAATGGTAAGGCATATTTTAATGCCGGTGCTACAGTTCGGAATTCAATAACTTTTAACTGGTTTGAACCACTAGGAACTGCTTTTGTATATCAGCCTAATGTTACAGGGGAAATGGGTGTACAGTATCAAATAAGAGTAGGAGAAGAAATAAGCGGAGTTACTACATTAAATCTAGCATCAGCAACGACAACTGCCTATAATTTCAAAGCACCTTTATTTAAAAGGAGAGTAATATCATTACAAGATAAATTAAATAAGTGGTTGACTAACAGACCATTATATGCTAATACTAAATTAGGAGAGAATCTATATATACCATTTTATACAAACACAAGTGTAAATTTAAAATGCACAACTTTTGATGCTGCAAATAATCAGATAGCAACTGCATCAGGAAGCACTACTGCAGTACCAAATGGATTTGTACAAATGAATATAGGAAGTGCTGCAATCTCAACTAACTTAGGAATAACAATTAATGATAGTGTTAGATACTATGATGTTTGGTTTAATAGCTTTGACAAGATAAGAGTTTATGTAGTTTGTAATCCTAAGTATGAACCTATCAATATTCATTTTATGAATGATTGGGGAATGTGGGATAGTTTAAGATTTGATTTAGTTAGCAAACTGAATATGAATGTAGAAAAGAAATCTTTTGAGCAAAGAGATTATAGGTTTAATGGTAATTCAGTAGACTACAAAAGCACATCTAATAGGTATTATGAAGGCGCAACTAATTATAGTATTAAATCTACTTTTAATTATAAGCTAACTGCAGATGCTTTAACAGATGATGAATATACTTGGATGGCTGATCTTATATCAAGTCCTCAAATATTAATGGAGATAGATAGTTATTTCTATCCAGTTACATTAATAGATAATAATTATGAGTTTAGTAAAAATGTATTTAACAAATTAAAGGCATTAGAACTTACATTTAATATGAATCAAAACAGATATTCCCAATTAAGATGACAAGAATATTTATAGAGAAAAACGAATTAGATATTGACAAAGGTTTGAGTAATCAAATAACTTATTCTGTAAGTGATTTAAAAAACTTAGATAGTAAGACAACTGCATTCAGTAAAACTATTATATTGCCGGGAACTGCAAACAATAATAATATACTAGGTAATATATTTGATTTTAATAATGCAAATTTTACAAATGACTTACTACCAAATGTAGGATATAATTATAATGCAAGTAAGACTGCCTTATGTTCTATTGAAGTAGACAGAATGACTGTTATTAAAGGAGTTTTTAAATTACTTGAAATAATAGTTGATGGAAAGAATGTAGAATATGAGTGTAGTGTTATTGGAGAGTTAGGTGGTTTCTCAATGAAGTTAGGTGCAAAGAAGATAGAAGAATTAGATTTTAGCGCATACAATCATACATATAGTTATCAAAACATTGTAGCAAGTTGGGATAACTGGCAAGGTGGAAGCGGTTATTACTATCCTCACATTGATTATGGTTTGTATTCAACAGACAAGCATAATTGGCAGTATGGAACATTTAGACCTGCCTTATTTGTAAAAGAATATCTACAAAAAATATTTGCAGCAGCAGGTTATACTTATGAAATAACTTGGGGTAGTACTGCTGAATCGAACAGGTTTAAATCTTTAATAATTCCTTTTAACAAAAAAAAATTAACTAAGTCTGGAACAAAACAAGTAGGATGTACACCTATAAATACTACAGGATGTATTGACCAGTTATATCCAATGCCTATTGGATGGGAAAATTTTAGTGGAACAAACTGGACTATTAATGGTGGAACTACTGGAAGTGTTTTTACTTATGTAGGATTAGACCCTACTAATGTAACGTTTAAAGTTGACATAACATTTACGGCTACTACAACTAACACACCTGTTAATAATGGTATTTATATAGAAACTTTAAAAAATGGAGTTGTAATAACATCTTCAATAAAATTTATTCCACCATTCTCAGGTACTGTAAATGATTTTTATATTGTTAATTTAATAGATGAACCTATTGTAACAGGAGATTATTTTTCAGTACAAGCAAGGGCAGATGATACAGGTAATTGCTATGATAGTTTAGTTAATCAAGCAGGTACAGTAAGTATTAGTTCAGATGCACCAATTACATTAAATGTTAATTTAGGAGATACAGTTTCTTTAAATGATTGCATACCACCAAACATTTTACAAAAAGATTTCTTTGCTTCTTTATTAAAATTATTTAATTTATATGTAGATGAAAATAGATTTGAAGAAAAGCATTTAATAATTAAACCATATACAAGTTATTATGATGGAAGTGTAGAAGATTGGAGTGATAAAGTAGATAGGTCAAAGCCAATAAGACTTAAGCCTATGTCAGAATTAAATAGTAGATATTATTCTTTTAAATACAAAGATGATAGTGACTATTGGAATGAGTTATATCGTAAAAGATATAATGAAGGATATGGCAGTAGAATATTTGATAGTGAATATGAATTTTCTAAGGAAACTGAAAGTGTAGAAATAGTATTTTCTCCAACAGTATTAGTAGGAATAACTGATGAAGATAAAGTTTATAGTACTATTTATAAGTTCACAAATACACTAGAAGAACGTATAGATAGTAATATAAGAATATTACAAGCAAAGAAAGTAACAGGGGTAACCAGTTGGAATTTATTAGATGGAGGCACAACCTTGCAAACTTTAACTAAGTATGGTTATGCAGGACATTTTAATGATCCTGATGCAGTAGCTAATGATTTAAACTTTGGCGCACCAAGAGAATTGTTTTTTATTTTAGTTAGTGGAGCAATAAATGTAAATCAATTTAATGTTTATTACAGTCCTTATATGGCTGAGATAACAGATAAAAATAGCAGGTTATTAACTTGCAATTTAAAGTTAAGTGATACAGATATATATAATTTAAACTTTGCTTCATTTAAATATATAGATGGTGGTTTATATAGATTAACTAAATTAATTGATTATACACCTGAAGCAAATGAAACAACAAAAGCAGAATTGCTAAGAGTAATTAATAAAGTATATTAAGATGGCAGATAAAACAGTTGCGTTAACCATAACTACCGATTCTAAACAAGCTGAAGCATCGGTAGGAAGTTTTAAAAAACAATTAAGAGAGGCGAATGCTGAATTAGTCAATATGGCTATGCAGTTTGGAGAAGCATCTACAGAAGCAGTTAATGCAGCAAAGAAAGTTGCACATCTTAAAGATGCTATTGGAGATGCAAAAGCACTTGCAGATACATTTAACCCTGATAAAAAGTTTGTAGCATTAGGTGGTGCTTTACAAGGAGCAACTGCAGGATTTAGTGCGCTGCAAGGTGCAATGGGTTTATTCGGAGATGAAAATAAAGATTTAGAAAAGACTTTGTTAAAAGTACAAAGTGCAATGGCTTTGCAACAAGGTATTAGCGGATTATATGAAGCAAGAGATGCCTTTGGTTTATTAAAGGATGGAGCAGTAAGGGCATTTCAGGCGATTAAAGGGGCAATCGGAGCAACTGGTATAGGTTTACTTGTTATTGCTTTAGGAACAATTGTAGCCTATTGGGATGACATTAAGGGAGCAGTTAGTGGAGTAAGTGAAGAACAAAAGAAACTTACAAAAGCATCACAAGAGAATTTAGCAGCAGAGAAAGAAAAATTAAGTGAAATTGGTAGCCAAGATAACATATTAAAACTACAGGGTAAGAGTGAAAGAGAGATTTTAATGATGAAGAAGAATCAGGTAGTTGCAGTTATTAAAGCAACTGAAGCTACTATTCTTCAAGATAAAATTACTACAAAAGCGCAAGTTGATGCAGCTGCAAGAAACCAACATTTTTTAAAAGGTTTATTAGATTTAGTATTCTTACCACAAAAGTTATTATTTGAATATTCCTCTAAGGCTATTAATAAACTTATTGAATTATTAAATAAAATACCGGGAATTAAAATAGACTTTAAGATTAACGACCAGTTAGCAGATAATGCAACTGATTATATATCAAAATTAGTATTTGACCCTGAAGAAATACAAAAGAAAGCAGATGCAGCAGCGGAAGTAAACCAAAAAGCAATTAAGAAACTTCAAAATGATGCTGCAGGTTATCAGTTATCTGTTAATTCAATAGATAAACAAGCTAAAGAAAATGCCTATGTAGATAGAATGAAAGGATTGCAACAAACTAAAATTGATACAGAATTATTTGAAACAGAAGCAGCACAATCTAAAGTTCAAATAAGTGCAAATGCAGCCAATGCTATTTTAGAAAAAACTAAAATGACAGAAGAACAAACTGCTGCATT